TTTAAATCGCTAATTTTGTCACCTACATACACTCCATTCTTCCAGTCAACACCAATTTCAGAGGCCGCCCGTTTAAACATACCTGTATTAGGTTTGGCATATACATCGTCTTTTAAATTAGATGTACTATAATACAATCCGTTGATACTTTTACACCCTATTTTCCAAAGTAGCTCTAACATATAATTATTAACAATGTCAACATCTACAGGATCCATAATTCCCTTCATAATACCTGCTTGATTAGTAAGAATAACTACATCATATCCTTTATTACGAATCATTTTAACTGCTTCTAAACTTCCTTCAATGGGTTTAAAATCTTCAGGCTTTGTTACATACGTGCCAATGTCTACATTTATTGTTCCATCTCTGTCTAGTCCTATTACAGGGGTACTCATCTTAAGGTCTCCATCTATCGTCTGACCAGCCATGTATTTCTGAGTTAAACCAGTCTAATTCATAAAGTTTTATTGAGTCTTCAGCTGTCAATGTTTGCTTCCATTTGTCAACAAACGCTAAAGTTTTGTCATTTAATTTGCATACATGTTCTTGCACAAAGTCTGCCGCTTCGTGTGTAAGTGGATGTACTTCGGGTTGATGTAAGTGTAAAAGTTCTGGATTTGGATCTGGTATACTAGTTGGTCTTGTGTTAAAAAATTCATCATCAGTACCAAAACCTAATGCATTAAGTATTGGTGGGCATGTAGTTTTAATATCATCTTTATATTTTTCCATTATAGCTCTTACATCTTCTAGTTCTAAATACTTGTTTTTAATATTAAACTCTTTACTAAGTTCTTCCCAACCTTCAGTAGGTTCTCTAAATCCAGTTGATATAACTTTACATCCTAGGCTTTCTAATGCTTTGTGTGTACTGCTTATTAATGCACAGTCACGCATTGTAGCCCAGGCCATGTCAGCCCATTGCCACATAGATTCATAACGCCAGCTATTAAGTACAAAAGGAATATCTTGTCCAACCGTTACTTTACTAAAGTTTCCAGGAGTATGCCAACCGTTGCCCATATGAAATCTATCTTCTCTAAAAAAACTTGACCATTGTAATAAAATAATATCGTCTTTGTTTAGATTATGTTCAGTATGTGCTTCCCATAATTTTGTTGAGATATATTGATTGCCTGCGCCGCTACGTCCCCAGTTCTCTCCAACTGTGGCTCCTTCTTGTTTATAATGATGTATTAAAATGTCAGCCCAAGTAGGATAAAAATACTGTGTTAAACTGCAACCAAAAGCAAATATTCTCACACCAGTCTCCGTAATAACTGAAGCATTAATTTGTGAGGAATAGTTTTTGTTTTATCAAATTCTAATTTGTGCTGTATTGACTGTTCAACATGATCTTTTGCACCTTGTGGAATTGATTCGTACTGTTTTAAAATACTATCAGTGTCAAATAATTCTAACCCGTGCATTACTAGTGTATAGTTATATTCGTTAAACAAAACTTTTTTGGTATGCGTGGTCAAATCGTCAGCAATAGGCATTCTTACTTTCCACATGCGTAAATTTTGATCTAAACTGTCTGGAATTGGTGTTTCTGATACTGCTTTCCAAAACGGTGTATCTTTTCTTTTAGTAATGTAGTGTAAGGCAATAAAATCTCTAATGTTATCCATAATAGCAGTAACTTCAAGATTATATCTGTTAGTTGTTTCTTTATTATAATTTATAAGACGTTGTGCTAATAAAAATGTTTGATTAATACTACTACCAATGCTACTAGCTTCTAAAGGCTCTACAAAACTTTGACTTAATCCAATTGCACATACGTTACCTATCCAAGCCTTGTCTAATGTACCTGGATCAAATTTAATATGCTTTGCTACTTCGACTCCGTAACCTAAGTATTTTTCAACTTCAGTATGTGCTTGTTCGGCTGTAATAAAATCGCTATCAAAAATATAACCATTGCCTGTACGTCCTTGAACAGGAATACGAAACATCCAACCAGCGTCCATTGCTTTTGCTAATGTCCAAATTGGAATTTGATCCTCTTCAGCTGTAGGAAATACAATAGCTTCTTTCATTTTAAGATACTTACTATAACTTTGCCATTCGGCACCTACTGCGTTAATTAGTAAACGACTAAATCCTGTACAGTCTATATAGAAGTCGTATTCATATACTTGTTTTTCACCTTGTATAGTTGACACATTGTTGTTTTCTGATACACTTACATTGATAATTTCATCGTCGATAACATTGATGCCTTTGTCTATTGCAAAGTTTGTTAGAAAGTCATTTAATTTAGCAGTATTAAAATGATATTGTGCTACACCAGTGTCATTTGGGCGTTCATCCATAAACTTGTTAAATGGTGTTTCGTTATTCCAAAGGTATTCGCCGGTAAGTTCTCTTGCACTTACTTTTTCGCCAATTAGTTTAGCATATGCAATTGGCGCTCCTAGTTGTTCAGAAACATAAGGCTCATGGACACTTTGTAAGTACGGAGTTTCACTCCAGTCTTCAAACATAATACCAGATTTAAAACTAGCATCACATTCGTTAATAAGGTGGCCTGTTTGAATACCAACAAAATCCATAAATGTAGACCAATGTTCGGTAGATCCTTCACCAACACCGATAGTTCCAATCTTACTAGAACGTATTACGTCAATTTGGAAGTTTGGGAAACTTGTTTTTAAAATTAATGCTGACACAAAGCCTGCTGTGCCGCCACCTACTACTGCTATTTTCATTTTATTCCTAGTGGTCTAAAGTATACCATCCGCTTATAATGTACTTAACACCTTTGTAGATAGGATTACCCCGATGTGGATGTGTAAACGATGTAGGAAAGATAGCTAGTCTGCCTGGAGCTGGTTTAATCTTGTGTCCTTGGTATAAGAACTCTGTTTCACCGCCTTCTTCAACTCCATTTAAGTACAATGTATATGCTAACACTCGAGTACTTGTTGGTACATCTGCATTTTCACAGTGCCATGCATGATATCCCTGATGTGGTTTTGTTTTTTGAACACTCATGCCCTTTGCTGTATGCTGGAATAGTAATCCAAGGCTTTCGTATTTTGTTTTATACTTTTCTAAATAAGTTTTATTAAGAGTTTCAAAAAAGAATTTACATAAGTCTTCATCTGCATGATAATGACTATTATGATTAGCCCAGTCCATATATATGCGTTCGTCTTGATTACGGTCAATACCTTGCTGTTGTATTGCTGTCATTTGCATTGAAGATAGCTCTTCAAACCTTTTAATTATTTGTTTACAATAATCAATTGGGTATACGTTGTCGTATACTTCAACTCCGTCAAAATTATCATCCATATTAGTCTCCTATATAAAAAACTGCTGATTCATTCTGTAGTTATTATTTACAAACGTACCTGGTTTAACATATGCAGTATGTAAAACTGCTTGATTATATAATATCATTCTATTAAACGACATTGGAATCATTCCAATCATTTCCCAATCATGTGAGCTATCGGTAATATAGCTAGTTACTGGAATTTTACCTTCAACATCCATAGTAACATTAAAGTCATTGTTTACTACATCATCTGTGTAAAAATGTTTACCGCCAAATTCATAAAAACTTGTGCCTCCAGCAGATTCATTTTCGTCGTTTAGATAAATTGTACTAGCAAGATTCATGCCTGAACGATTATCTTGGTGTGGAGCAAGTGGTGGCAAGTCTTCAGATTGCATAACATTAATCATAAACGTTGCGTTCATAAAACTTTTTTGCATGTAATCATGCGGCCAATTTAGCATCACTTCAGGAAAAAACTCTTTAGCTAGGCTATTATATATAGGTGCCATACCAGATAATTCATAAAATGCATTAATACGTAGTGCAGGATTGCCGCCTCTAATTCGTCTATTAACAGATGCTGGAATATCTAATGCAAGTTGTCTTACTAGATAAGGATTTTGGTAAAAATTATCAACTACTAATACTCGTACGCCAGCTTTTCCAAACTTATATACTCTTGTATCTAAATTTTCGTTGATAGCAAATGCTTCTTCTTCGTTAATTGTATTTTTAATCATCTTGTTTCTCCGATAGCACAAAATTTGCACTAATTGTTGACCTTAATTGGTCGCTAGTATTATTAGATACGTAATGCTCTAAGTTACTAGGAAAAAATACAATATCACCTTCTTCTAAAGGAGGTGTTACTCTGTTATTGTATCTGAATGGTTGTGTAGTTAATGATGGAAGACCTGACTGATGTAAAAAATCATATGCTTTGTTGTAGAATACAAAGTTACCACTGTCTTTAGGAGTATGCATCATATATGCACAACTAATCTGTGCTACGCCTACATGATTATGTACTTCTTGGTAAGACCCAGGTTTGTATTTGTTAAGCCAACACTCAATCCTATAGTCTAATGTTAAGTCTATATTAAAATTTTCAAGATATTCGTTTAACCCTGTAATTGCTGATCTAATAAAAGTTTTAAATGGTAAGTTTGAAGCCTCAGGGTTACCATAAGTAGTGTCTACAGGACTATACCAAGAAGGGACTCTACTAAAATACTCTTCTTTATCAAGTATGTCAGCAAAGTCTTGTTGTACTTGCTCATGCTCCGGTAATTTAATCTTATATACTGGAATTGAATATAAGTTTACTAGCATTAGTTTTTCATTTCAATTAGTTTGCCGTACTCAGGTAAGTAACAATATTCCATTTCACTGAGATATAGTGTACGTACAGCATCATCCAAAGTTTCAACAAGTGGTTCGCCGCCTAAGTTAAAACTAGTATTAAAAATAATTGGAATGCCAGTTTTTTTATAAAACTCTTCAATAAGTTCATAGTAGTGTTTGTTCTGTTCTTTAGTTACAGTTTGAATCCTACAAGTACCATCAACGTGAATAATGCTTGGAATTTTTTCTGCAATACCTTCTTGACAATCCATTGCATACATCATATGCGGAGTTTGTTCTAACCCACGCATATCAAACCATTCATGTGCATGTTCTAACATGATACTTCCTGCAAAAGGTCTAAAGTATTCTCTACGTTTTACGTTGTTTACGTAATCTTTGCCATCTTCAAATGTTGGATCAAACAATATACTTCTATTACCTAATGCACGAGGGCCGTTTTCACTCTTACCTTGGAATAATGTTACAATGTTTTTGTTTCTAATAAGTTCTACAACTTTTTCGTTGTCAGAATCAACAATAGAAGCACCATATTTGTTTGCAGTTTCTTCAATTTGGGCATCAGTGTATGTATACTCAAATCCTTCATAAATTGTTTCTGCATAGTGTCGTACAGTTTTGTCTTTTGTAGTTTGATGGTACACTAACATAGCCGCACCCATTGCAGTACCTGCATCATTACTAACAGGTTCAACATATAACTTAATATTTTCTTTGTTTAGTTTATCAAGATACCAATAGTTTGCAACACAGTTAAGTGCATAGCCGCCACTTAGTACTACATTTTTATTACCTGACATTTCAACTGCTTTAAAGATAAGGTTTAAAACTTCTCGTTGTGATCCTTCTTGTACTGCATATGCTAAGTCTCTACGGTTTTCTTGTGTAGTTAGGTCAGTATTACTGTCAACTATGTCTTGTGATGTTTCTAAGTATTCATATTTTGCTTCATTAACTAATGCCGCATTTGGATATGTTGGAATAATAACATTTCTATCACTTGTACGCCATTTACTACCATTAGCGTCTGAATAAATTGGAGGAATATTTAAGTTTTTCTTACCATACGGAGCAAGCCCCATTGTTTTACCAGCTTCAATAGGTTGAAATCCACAATATTGTGTTACTGCTTCGTATGCTTTAACAATACCTGCACTATCATCTAATATAAGTTCATGGAATCCTTCTTCGCCTTCGCGATCTGATGGAATATACGGAATACGTGTTCCTGGAAACGGTCCATTCCCGCCTTGGTGCTTATATAAAGTTTTAAAGTTATCAAGATATGCACAATTAAAAATACTTTCACATTCCCATGACATATATTCTTCATTAAACACACCCATATTAATGTTCATAGGAATAAATGTTCCTGCTCCGTCAACAATAACACTTACTGCTGATTCAAACCCTGAACGATAAAATGCACATGCCGCATGTAGTTTATGGTGTATGTGGCTTAAATCAATAACTTGTCTATGGTTATGTTGACCGTCTGCTGTATAAGCATTGTCATGTCTATCAATTAATCCTAACTTTCTTGCTAACCCAGTATACATATCGCCGCCACTAAAGTCAATTCTGCTTGACTCTGCTAACGGTTGTGTGTGTGCTACTACAAGATAGTCTAATTTGTCTGTGTACTCAAGGAATTTAATCATTGCGGCAAGAGGTCCACCATCGTATTTTTTACGAGTTAAACGTTCTTCTTCAATTGAAAATACAATTTCGCCATCTTTTAATAATACGGCGCCGCCGTTGTGTCCTCTTGTAATCGCTCCAATCCACTGTGTCATATGTTTTCCTTTTATATTTCTTTATATACTGTATGTAGTTGCAATCCCACTGATTGCTGATAAGATGTGAACTTTAACATTAGTTAAGTTCTACATCATAAGTAAAATCAACTACAAATACTTTTCTTTCTTCTAATGTAGGGTATACTCCGTGATAAACTTTACCATCCATTACTACTACATCGCCTGCTATGCATTTTATCATATCACTAACTAGTTCACCTGTTACAGGATTCATAGTAATTGCTTTTAATTTGCCATTTAACGGTGTTAATGTACTCACTGATATTGTGTTTAAAAACATAACACAAGTCATTATACGTTGGCCTCTATCTTCATGTGTGTGTAATCCCGAAAATGCATTCTCAGGATATGTTAGCCACCAACACTTCTTAAATTTTACGTTTTTAAATTGAAACTTTTCTATAGATTTTTTAATCCATTCTAAGTATATACCTTGTTGGTCTACATTATACGGATATGAAAAGTCATCATCGTTATATTGTATAATTGCACCACCGTAATCTACATGCGACTTTGGTGGATTATCAAATAGGTCTAAAAATTTATTATAGTCTGCATACTTGTCTTTACTAATCCAATAATCAGGTATTCGGCCATTATAACATAACCAAAAAAAGTCTTTATCGCCTTGATATGCAGTATCTAAAGTTTCTATATCCATTATATTACACTTTCATATTCAAAGTCTACAACAAATACATGTCTATCTTCTAATGCAGGGTAAGAACCATGAAATACTTTACCATCCATAATTACCATTTTGCCTTCAATAGGATTATGCGTTAAGTAAGTAATTTCACTGTCTGCTGGTTGAAGTGTAGTTAAACATCCTGCCAACGGATATGCTACACTTGGTTTTGGAGTGTCTAAAAATAATACACTAGTAAGTTGTCTACCTGGTTGATGACAGTGTAATCCGCTATATGCACCTGGAGGATATTTTACACCCCATGCTTTTTGAAAGTCTTTTATTCTAATAGGCAAATTTTGTAATTGAAACTTAATAAAGGACAAGTATTCTTTTATAGGATCAATATCTGTAGGATATTTCATATCTCGTTTGTAATACAATGTTCCATTGCCATAATCAACATGTCTTTCACTAGATTCGTTAAACAGCTTTAGGAACTTTTTGTACCCAGGATAGTACAAGTCATCTACAACCCATGTATCAAGTGCTTGTAGCTTCTGTACATCAGGCTCTACCATAGTGGTAATACCACTTAAAAAACTATCAGGTGAAGGAAAGTTAGGACCACTCATTTTACTGACCTGTGTGACCTAAGATTTTTGCTTGTTGTTTATTACCATGTGATGCACCATCTGCATGTACTACTCCATGAGTCGGGCAGACTTCCCCTTGCTGTTCTTGTGGAACGTGGTTTCCGGTGTAGCTTCTTGGCTTACCCAAACGCTTGCGAGTACTTGTAATAATTTTCTTAAAACTTTCATCATCTAACTCCATAACTTCGTCATTAAATCTTTCAATTGAATCTTCCATCGTAAGTCTAATAGGACTAAACTTACGTCTACCTTCTCCTAGATCAATAATATCAAAGTCAGGAGAATTAGGATAAGAAATATTAATTGGATATGTACTTCCATTAACACTAGTACATGTTGTCCCTAATGCTTTTGCCATATGTTGTCCTAAACTATCACATCCAATAAAATGATCAGCAATTTGAATTACACTTGACCATACTCTTACATCTGGAATCTGCGGAACTGCTACTGGAACTTTAGTATTTTCTTCAATAATTACAGGAAATTCGCTCATTATAATTACAGCATAGTCATCACGTAAATCTTTACAAATACGTATAACATCATTTAGATGAAAGCTTCTGCTTGTACCGTCAATTACAAAGTCGCCCATGTTTTCGGCTGTACGACCAAATGGTTGAAACACTACTACTTTGTCTTTACCTGTTACTGCTTTAATTTCTTCAACAACTTTATAACCTTGTACAAGTTCATGCTTGTTCATATGTATTGTTGGGTCAGGTAAATCTCTAACGCCTTCGTTATTAATTGCAATATCAAATGCTTGTGCTAAACTACACTTTTGATTATAGTATTCCCAAACTCTGTATGGTTCTGGTGAATAACAATCTCTGTCTTTAATATAATCTTTAAACAAGTTTTTATGCCAGTTGTCGTATGCTAGTTCATGTAGTTGCGGATGACCTTTATAAAAGTCCATTCCTCCTTCACAAACAATAATAAAGTCTTGATCTGTTTTGTAGAGTTTTTCAAACGCTGGAATACTTGCGACAACTCTGCCTGCTCCACCGTTGATAAAATATGCTTTTTTGCGTTCCAATGTTTTCTCCTGTATAGTACAAATATTTATTGGTAGGACAGTTTACAGGAGGCTGATCTGGTAGTCATAAAAAAAGGGCCTAGTGGCCCTTAATTTATTAATTTATAATGCTAAATCTATTTTTTACCTGCAACCTTTTGAGCGGCAATTCCTACGTCAATAGCAAATGCACCATCTCTGTACGGATCTTCTGGATCACTTGAAGTATCTGGATCACGCATATCTTTAGGTTGTACTGGCCACATCATAACTGCTTGCCATGGCTCGTATCCTCTTGCTTCCATTACTGACGGTAGATCTCTTAACTGCTGTCTAAAGTTTTTCCATCCATCCTGGATAGATTCTGGAGCATCACTCTGTCCAACTTTAGCATCTGTATCGTGTAAGTCTGCATCTCTTACATCTCTAAGGTCTTGCCAAGTTAAGGCTTTATTTGTGCCTGTTGCTTCCCAATCATGAACTCCTAATACAAACTCTTGTGTGTCAAAGTTGTAAGTAATATTCCATTCGTCGTAAACATCTCTTGGTTCTAATTCATCTGTGTATTCAACGTCCATGTATCCATCTGGTGCGTCCCAAAGAATTTTCCACTCTCGTTGGCGTCTCATTCATACTTGTTCGTCTTTACCATCGTCATTACCAATTTCGCATAGTAAAGGATTTTCTTTACAATCAACTGTTACTCTCATAATGTCTAGACCATGTGGACGTTCTAAATCTGCTTTTGTCCATAAACACCAACCAGATTCTTTACCGTAGTCTACACTTGCTGGGTCGTTTTGCACTTCAAACGTTAAGAATTCAGGACCTTTATAAGTAAAGGTACCAGTTTTTCCTTGCGTAAAGCTATTCATTCTCCACTCGTCCCAAACTGGGTAAGTAAATGTTTTTTCAATTTTTCTCATGTTATTCAGCTCCTAAAACTATTTATCATTTACATGAATGTTATTCGAACAACGCCTGAGCCGCCTTGTCCAGATCCGCCTGCACAGCACTTAGCCCAGTTATTACAATATGAACTAACGCCTGGCATTCCGCCACCTGCTGGCCACTCAATGTGGCAACCGCAGTTACACCATGCTTCGTTAGTTACTGATACTGTCATTTTTCCAATTAATGGAGGTTGTCCTGATCCTGAATACTGATATACACAGTGACAGTAACCATGTCCTGGCTCCCATCCTGTAGATCCCATCATTCCAAAATCTGCTCCAAAAATTCCGCATATATTACAGTTTTCACAACCAAAGTGAGTGTGTCTTGGACCCCATGCGTCTCCATTACACATCCAACCACCACAGCCGCCTACTGTACAAAAATTCGATAAGTTATATCCGTTTACATAACTTTTACAACCCATGCTTGCACCACAAGTGTGTGACTTACCACATGGCCAAGCGCCACCAGCACATACACTGTACTGACATCCTGGAGCTGTAGCAACAGTCTTAGACCCGTAATTGCCACCTGCGCCACCAATTGAAAATGAACAACAGTTACAACAAGTGTGGCCTGGGCCACCGCCTCCGCCTGACCAAACTTCAAATGTTACTGTACTTGCACCATCTGGTACACACCAGTAACAACATCTACCGTTTGCTTGCTGACAACAACCTGATTGTCTAGCACACTGATGACATTGCATGCCACGTTCATTGAAAATCCATTGTACACCCATGTTGTTACCATTACCATGAGCAATATCTGCTGAGGTAATCGATGCGTCTGTTATGCTGTCATTTGCTACTTTTTTATAACTTGCGTATGTTGCCATTTCTTATCCTTACTATGCGAATGTTATTCTTACCATGCCTGATCCGCCCATATTACCACCTGAACAACATTTTGCCCAGTTACCACAATATGAACTCTGTCCTGTTTGTCCGCCGCCTGCTGGCCAGTTAACATAACATGCACAGTTACACCACGCTTCTGCGTTTGCACCTGCACTATGTTTACCTACAAAAGGTGCTGATCCTGACATTCCCCAGTCTGCTGATTTACATTGACATCCACCGTGTCCGCCTGTTACTCCGGTTGATCCCATGATTCCAAAGTCTGCTCCAAAAATTCCGCAAATTAAACAGTTTGCACATGTTTGTGTATGGTTTGGTCCCCATGCACCACCGTTACACATCCAACCTGGACATCCACCTACTGTACAAAAATTACTTAAATTGTGTCCGTTTACATAACTCTTACAACCCATACCTGCTACACAAGTATGTGATTTACTGCAAGGCCATGATCCTCCTGCACATACTGAATATGTACAACCTGGACACGTACTAATAGTTTTTACTGCGTAGTTACCGCCTGATCCACCTGCTGAAGACTGACAGTTACTACAACAAGTACCACCTGCACCTGCGCCTCCACCTGACCAAATTTCGAATACTACTTTTGAAGTGTTAGCTGGAACTGTCCAGTAACAACACTTACCATTTGCTTGTTCGCAACAGTCGCCAGCATCTGAACATGCTTGACAATACATGCCACGTTCATTGTAAACCCATTGTACACAATATTTGTTACCTGCGCCTGCACCTAGTTTAGCCGCTGTAATACTATTGTCTTGGAAGTTGTCTGCTGTTAATGTTTTATAACTTGCGTATGTTGCCATTATTTTCTTTCCTTATACAAACGTTATCTTTACTATGCCAGATCCGCCTTGACCTGATCCGCCTGAACAACATTTTGCCCAGTTACCACAGTAACTAGATGTTCCAGGAACTCCGCCACCTGATGGCCAAACAATATGACATCCACAAGCACACCATGCTTCATTAGTAGTTGTACCTGCGTATACTCCCATACCTGCGGCCGCTCCTGACCAACCTGTTTGTCCGTGACATCTACAAGTTGTTGTACCTGCTTTCATACCCATGCCGCCCATCATTCCGAAGTCAGCACCAAATATTCCACAAATTAAACAGTTAGCACAGTTTGATACAGCATGTCTTTGACCCCATGCGTCTCCATTACACATCCAACCGCCACATGCACCAGTAACACAAAAGTTACTTAGATTGGCTCCGTTAACATAGGATTTACAACCCATGCCCGCTGAACAAGTATGTGACTTACCACATGGCCAACTTCCGCCTGCACAAACACTATATTGACATCCTGGTTGAGTATCTACCGTTTGTATTGCATAGTTACCACCTGCTCCGCCAATAGCAAAAGAACAACAGTTACAACATGTGTGTCCTGGACCACCGCCGCCACCGCCCCAGATTTCAAATGTTACTTTATAAACATTGTCTGGTGCACACCAGTAACAACATCTACCATTTGCCTGTTGGCAACAGCCACTATTTCTAGCACACATATGGCATTGCATACCACGCTCATTAAACACCCATTGTGTTCTACGACAAGCGCCTGCTCCAGGAGTCAGTTTAGATCTAGTAATAGATCCATCTGGTATTCCTTCTGAAGTAATCTTCTTATAACTGCTGTATGTTGCCATCTACGTTTCCTTAATAATTCTTTATACAGTAAAGATACGCCATCCGTAGCTATCGCCCGAATAAACAATATCAAAAGCCGCGCCTTCTGAATTGACAGTTAAGTCTGCACTATCACCTTGTATTAGTTTACTGTTTCTACCTAGTGTCAACGCATTGGAATCAAAAGTTTTTCTTAAGTCGAAGAATCTTACGATATCACCCACTGCTGGACTACCTGGTAAAGTAACTGTAAAGCCGCCACCGTTAGTGTCACAGAACAACTGTTGTCCTGATTGTGCCGAATATGTTGTTGTTACTGTCACGCCATTAAGAACGCCTACTGGTAGCCAAGCAGTACCATTGTATAATTCTAAGTTTGTTAACTCAGTATTAAATCTTAGTGCTCCTGCTCCAGCATTGTCTGTTCTTTGTGCCGTAGTTCCAAAAGGGACAGTTAAACCTGGTGAACCTACTGATAATCTTCTTCCCATTGCTTTATCCTATCCTTATGTTATGCCGCCGGTACGGCTGTTTCAATACCCATAACCATTGAGGTTACAGATGACTGACTCGATCTTACCACAACTTTTTTAGTTGCGTCAATTACAATACCAGTTCTTTCTAGTACGCCATTTGGACCAACGGATACATCATACTCTAAGTATTCTGCCGCTCCTGGTGAATCTCCAGTACTTGTTGATAATCTAATGTTGGTTGTGTTTGAACCTCTGTTACAAAAGTTCACAGTAACAACACTATATGTATCACCTGGTACTGTATAGATCGTAGTATTTGTATTTGCTGTAAGATCGCTTGATCCTAATATTCCTGATGCCATTTTATTACTCCTATGTTAGTATTTAGCCATTATGTTTTACTTGTTAAAAAGAACGCAAATGCAACTGGGCTTCCACTTACACCGCCGTTAAAGTTCATTCCCGTAGTTACAGTAATTGGACTATTATCGGTTGTACCTATTGTATTACCAGTAATATTTATTTTACCTGCTGTAACTGCGTTAACGTTCAGAGAGCTACTACCTCCACCAATCTGTGAATTGATGTATGTAATAATTGCTCTTTGTGTCGGAACAACGTTATCTGAATTACCACTAAATGTACCATCTGTGCTAAATTCATTAATAACAGCGCCGCCTTGTCCTAAGCCAACTGCACCTAATGACAATTCTTGTAGTCCTGCTAAACTAAATGCACTTGTATTTAAACTCGCAGATCCTGTTGACTGTTCAACGTTGAACAATCTACCTACTCTAAAGTTACCATCTTGGTCAGTACTTATGTAGAATATTCTACCTCCGCCTGATTCAGTAACTTCGTCACTTGGATCGTTAGCATAAACAGGTGTTCCTGGATAGTTAGTGTTACTGAAGTTACCAGTACCAATATCTAGGAAGTCGTGTCCTGTTAATCTTACTTGACTAAATCTCTTTCTAATTGTAATGTTAGTACCATGCTCTGGAGCAGTTTCAACTCCTAAGTCTGGTGATACTTGTAAGTTAGCAGTATAGTTACCTGCACTACCTAAAAGTTCTCTAACAAACACAATTTTAAAGAATCTATCATCGCCGTCTAGTTGTAAGTTTGCACCTTCAACTGGAATATCACTCATTCCGTAAACGTTCATAAACTGTGCCGCTTGATAAATGTCAGCATATCCATCTCCGCTTACTGTTCCGCCAGCTGTTTCAAAGTCTATACCTCTTGATGTCCATGTAGGTTGTGCTAGTACACCGTTACCAATTCTACATTCCCATGGAACTTCAGTAGTTTCACTTGGGTCTGTAATTGTTAGTGTTGGAGTAGTTGTATAACCGCTACCTGGATTAACAATATAGAACTGTGTAATTCTACCAGTTGTAACCTTTGCTCTAACTTGTGCGTTTGAACCACCGCCACCAACTACTTGGATTCTTGGCTCAATACTGTATGCTGTTGTAGCATCAAGTGTTGATGCAACAGCGTTAGTTGGATGCCATGTTTCCCAGCCTGCCGCGTTATCACTTTCTTTAGCAATACTTGCAACTTTAGTACCTGAATTGTATGCACTAATAAATCCATACTGTCCTGCACCTGTACCTGCTGTAATTACAACTCTCATACCAACGTATTTTGTACTGTTAGCTGTTTCAGTGTTTGACAATGTAATACTAGTTGTATTACCTGCCTGTGCAGTATTTTCACTGCTAGAGTAACCTCTACCACC